CTATTTTCCGATGCATTGAAATCAACTTCCATTAATGCATTATCGGAACAGCCTGCCCATGAATCAATGCAATGGACTTCTATGTCCCATTGTCTTGCAAATTTGTTTATAAACCATGTCGTACTTCGACCTTCAAAAGATCCAATCTCTAAGAATCTTTTCGGTGCATCCATTGGAACAATCATGTTCCACACACTTTGAACTAGTGGAGAAAACCATGCATTTGTGAATTGATATTCACTCATGTTAGCACCGCAAAAATATAATTCTCTCTAATCATTTCGTATTTCTTCCCTCTTAAAGTTAAGTCTGTGCCCTTCATATTTGTGCCGATTAAAATCTTATCCCCAGGCTTTACTCCTAGAGGAATAACTTTAGTGTTTTTCTCATTATGCCAACCTTCTCCTACTGCAATCACAGTAGCTTTTCTTGGTTTCTCTTGAGCAGTTTCGGGAATAATAATTCCACCGAAAGTTTTCTCTTCTGGGTCTGCTAGTTCAACTAAAATTTGTTCTCGTAGTGGTTTAATTAAATGTCTAATCACGGTATTAACCCCGCTCGTTTAATCAAAGGCATTTTACCATTCATGTGAGCTGGAATCTCGGGTAACTTTTTCATAGCTTCTCTGTAAATAATAGAAACCTTCAGAGGCTCTTTAAATCTCAAATTAATATCGTTTAGCTGAGTGAGTGGCTTTTTGTTTTCAATATCGGATATTCGCTTTCCATGATCAGCGAATAAACCATCAGATACAGTTTTGATTGCTTTTAATTCTTGAACAAGTTCTGAATTAGATTCGTTTACTTTGTCTAAAGTATCCTGAACAATTTTAAGAGATGCTTTCAAATCTGATGTCGTCTCTTTTAATTCTTTTGATGCCCCATCGTTTCTACTTACAAAAAGATAAGCGGCTAGTATTAAAAATACGACCGCTATAAGTAAAACTATACCGTCCATAAAAACCTTCCCTTTCATTTACCTTTTCCTCTCAAAAAACAAATCAACAGAATAACTGCTAAAAACCAAGTAGCCAAAACTACTAGTTTATAATTCATCTTTCTAATACAAATTGACCATTGTCTACCCATTTTGGAAATGAAGGTATAACTTTGGACCCAATTGAACATGTGCATTTAAAAACATATTGAGAAGAGTGCTTTTCATTTATTGGATATCCAAACAATAACCCGTCACTACAGACTCCACATGAACCTGCAATTGATTTTTCTTCATTAAAACTAAATGGAATAAGATTTTTTAATTCTGCGATAGAAGGAAATGGCGAGTTAGATTTTCTAGTTATTAAAAGTCTGTCCAGGGCCTTAGCGACTCTGCCATATCCCCTATTAGATATTTCTTTGTCATATAGTTCTATTTGATATTCGTCCAAATTATGATGGCAAATTTGAGCGAGTATCGCTAGACGCTTCAAGAATTCTGCTTTCATTAACTTCCCTTTCTATTTCTCTTTGTTCTGATTTTTTTAAATAATTAGAAACCACAGATGCATTGTGATCCATTGATTCGGTAGCCGCTGCTGTTACTGAAGTAACTTTCTTACCGCTAGACCATTCCATAAAAAGCTTTTCACAGTCCTTAAGACAAATACCTATAGAGTGGCCCTGTCTTACATACCAACGGTCATTGTGACTGACATAAAACTTAACTACTTCGATAGCGTGCTCTTCTCCAAGCCTTTTTATTAGATTAGTAATCTGAGAGTTAACCGTAGCGTTTCTTTTGGGCTCAACTTTGTATCGAGCCTTAAAGCTAGAAGAGTAAGAAGACCACACGGTCACAGATGCCTCATTTTTGAGGCTCTGTGGAAAGGTAGTTGTATTGTTTTGTATTGTATTGTTTTGTATTGTAGGTGTAGTGGACTCAGTTTTAAATGTAGTGGACTCAGTTTTAAATTCAATGGTGTGGTTTTCTTTAAGGATTTCAAGCATTTCTAAAATTGACTTTTCATCAACGTTAGCTATGCATGCAAGTCGGTTGGGGCGAAACTTAATTGTCTTTGAATCTTGTGAACAACACAAGCCCAGAAGGCAAACCCAAGCCCATTTTTGGGCCGGGCTCAAACCAACAAGGCCAGATGAGTTAGTCATGTCTTTGTTGATTCTAAACCAATATGGATTTCGTTCTCTTATACTTTTAGGTTGAAAATAATCCCATTTAGGCACAGTGACAGTAATCTCCCCAGACATATTCCCTCGATGCTTTTTTGTTCTCGCGAATTGACAGAGAAATAAAATTGAAGTATTTATTTGAATGTCACCGCAAATGACAAGTTACGACCGGGGTCTAGTAAATGTCAAATTGAAAAGCCCTGGTTTATTTTATTTTTCGTAGTCCTCAAACGACTTATCGTATGGATATCCACCGGATTCTTCAGACTCAATAACGGGATTTTTAACTTTTGAAACTAGAATAGGCTGATGTTTCCGACCGTCTTGCCAGTTTCGACACCAGTAGCGCACGCCGTCTTTTGAAATTACCATCTCTTCATTACAGGTCTTGCAATGTGGGAAACCATCATCTGGCCTTGAAGGTTGGGCAGTAGCCTCGGAAGCTTCTTTTAAAATCTCTTGTGGCTTCGCAATAGCCTCTTTGGGAAGAGTTTCCACTTCAGTCTCATCCAACATACCCAAACCACAAATTGAGAGTGTCACGCGCCTTTTAGCCTTAGTTTCACATTTCATTATGGTATTGGCCTTTGATTCGCCAACAAGACCTTTGATTACTACGGCACCAACCGACTCGTCGTGTCTACCATCAGGCATTGATGCTTTAGCAGTTACTATGAATACGTCCTCTTGAATTTCTCTAGAGGTTATGTCGATTGAAATCTTATGAATGGACCTCAATTGTTCGGCGGTATTCTTGCCAGCGTATAAGACTTGTTTGCCATTCATATTTATGTATTGAAAAGGTACAGTGATGGGATTTAGACCGACTGAAAAACAAACCCTATTATAGTGCTCTAGCTTATCTTGTTCGGTAAGTTTTGAGAGGTCTCCGTACATTAGAGCCTTGTTTATGGCATCCAGATTAATTTCTTTTTGAGTTACTGCTTTTGACATTTATTTACTTCCTTTGTTTAAAAAGCTACGAACATGAGAGCCACTTTCAATGTGAGCTCCTGCAATTGTCTCTCCAGATTTGAGGGCTTCTTTTAAAAGATCAGAGCGAATAATTGTCTTTTGCACAACTTCTTTGAATTTAGAGGGCACTTGAGCTTCGTCGTCCACAACAAGCGACGGAGCATTATTCACAAGCTTCCATTTGTAATCTCGCCCAACAATCTCATCAACGCCCAATTCAATACAAGCCATCTTAAGAGAGTATTTCATACTGTCGGTATAGCTTAGAAATGCCTTAGCAACGCGAGAGAAGTTAGCGGCGCGCTCATTCCATAAATCAGCTTGTGATTTGAGATCATCTATAACGTGTTTGTAGGCATCACATTTCTCTGGAATCTTTTCGTGTAGCTTCGATAAAGATTTCTCAATATCTAAAGTAATCTCTCCAGCGTTCTCAATGAGAATTTCTTGTATTTTGTGTGAGAGTTGAACTAGTTCGAAAAGGGATTCATCTCGTTTAATTGGTATATTATTAGATTTCGTAGTTTTCTCGTTCACGGCTAGCCTCCAATAATTGTTCTTCATATTCCAAATCATCCATGTAAATCAGAGAATCTTCTGACTTACATCTGGCGCAGAGTTCATAAGTTTCAAAATCTTCGACCTTAGTTATAACCTCGGGATTTATATGGCCACATTCATTGCATAGAATCATAAACTTTTGGCCTCACTTTTTTAGCGAACATCACTTTACATTTTCTGCAAGACCTATGTCCCTTAGGGCTTCTAATTGTGTTTTCTTCATCGTATGGATGCTTGCGAGGGCAATGAGTTTTAGCTCTTTGTCTCAATCCAGATGCTTTACCCATAAGCAATACTTTTTCATAAGGTGTCATTTTTTACTCCAGTTCTTAATCCACTTCATGCTAGCTTCAGAAGTTGTTTCTTCGGTATTTCTAAATGGACTTATTTCGCTGAAAATTGAATTGAAAAAATCAATCATCGTATCTTCGCAATTATTCTTCGCTCCATATATTTGGCATTTGTGAGCAAAGAAATCTCTTAGCTGGCCAAGGATTCTACTCCTTACATCAGATAAGGGTCCTATCATCAGAGCGGAATCAACGGTTTCAGTAACTGTTTTGTGAGCCATAACTAGCCTCCCAAAGGTTATTTTTTAATCTTTTTTAAAAACTCTTTAATTCCATTTATTAAAAGATCCCGACATATCTCGCCTGGGTTAAACTTGTTCTTTTTTAAAAGCTCTAGTTCAGCTTTGGTAACCTCTGGGATTCTTATGGTTATCACTGCGGTGTTTTTTCTCATATCAAATACAGTAGCAACTAATGTTTACCTTGTAAACAACCATTTTTTGAGCTATACTGATTTTGAAGTGAGGTGACTATGAAATATTTACTCGTTCTACTAATTCTAATCCCAATTTCGGCTAACGCTCAATGGGTTCAAATGCCAAGAGCTACGTTTGTTCCTATGCAGGTTCCTACTTACCAACCGGTACCGGTATACAATCCTCCCGCCTACATCCCAATTCAATCGGCTCCAATATATGTGCCGCCCAGACCGATGCCTGTATACAACAATAGCGCTACCCATATCGGTTGTATGCGCAATGGATCTGGTGGATATAGTTGTTTAAGTAATTGAGACAGGTGATCTACCTGTGTAAAAATTACAATAACTGGTCTAGATTGTCCTTAAATGACAGCGTAGCCTTAATTTGTGACTATCGATGAGCTCTTTGCCAAATGCTTCGCAGATCACTGGGATAGTCCAAGATTCAACCTATCAGGGCACGCGCTAGAAGTTCGAGCCAAATACAAAAATCATATAAAACCAGTTTTCGGAGCAATTGATTACCTATCGGTAACTCGCGTTCAAATTAGAGACTTCCATAAATCATTTGCAAAAACCCCAGTCACAGGCAATAGGTTACTCGAAATCATATCCAAACTCTATAAATTCAGTATCGAGCGAGAATGGAATGCCGGCGGCTTTAATCCGGTCATTGGCATTAAGCACTTTACTGAGAGAAAAAGGCGACGTTATGCCTCAGAAACGGAAATCAAAAAAGTCGGGGAAATCCTCGATAAGTTGTATAAAACACAACCTCTTGAAATCACTTTTCTCTACACACTCCTCTTCACGGGAGCTCGCCCTCGCTCTATTGAACGTTCTAGATGGTCGGAGTTTACAGAGTCTTCGGGCTTCGGAGTACTCGTCTTTGATGGCAAAAGCACAGAAGCTACGGGAGACCCTGAATCGGTCATACTCCCACCAAAGATAATGGAATTGATCCATAAGTTGCCGAAACGATCGGATGGCCTTATTTTTGGTATTCCTTCACCTGGTTACCTGTTTAGGAAAATAAGGAAAGAAGCTGGATGCGAGGACCTTTGGCTGAGAGATTTTCGCAGAACTTTTGCAACTGTTGGCATGAGCAATAAAGTTGATATGAAAGTAATCGGAAAGCTCCTGAACCATCATTCAACGCAAACGACCGACCGCTACGCCTTGCTCGATGATTCTGCCAGGCTCGAAGCCGTGACCGCGATATCCGCTAAGCTTGATTCAATTCTTAAGAAGTGAGGCAGGTCACCGACCTGTGTGAATTTGGGGAGGAGCTCTTCCATAAGCTCGAATGTGCCAGACCCCGGCCGCCACATCTTTTGAAACTCTAACACAAACTATTTGACTAATAGGTTTAAATTGAGTCAAAGTTAGATTCAAATAGGGGGCCCACTTTGGCAGCATATGTAAATCCAATAACATTAAACTACGACACAAAATGGAATGGCAGTTTTTTCGAGCAATGCGCTCTTGGTAACCTATTTTGTTTCGGCGGCGTAAGCACAGCCCTTGTCGCCGCAAATGCCACAGCAACGGGACTCTCCGCAACCGCGCAGCCAATAATTGGGATCTATAACCCAAGTAATTCAGGCCGAATAATGGTCATTCAAAGGGCGACGGTTTTAATCACCACAGCGGCTGCTTCAAGTGTAAGCCCAGGCTCTTTTGTTTGGGTTTACGCAACCTCAAATACTATTACCTCTGGGTCAACACCCATAAGCCGCGTTATAACGGCCACAATCCCGACAAGCGTTGCCAAGGCTTTTGCTTTTGGAACGGCGCTAACTGGGCTTGCCGGAAACCTTACAAACTCTTTAGTCCCATTTAACAGCACTCAAATCGTTACTCCTCAACCATCTACGGCCACCTCTTTAATGGGCGGTCAGTCAGAAGAGCTTGTTGATGGTTCCTGGATAGTCGAGCCTGGCAACTTCTTAGGAGTTATGGGCACTGTTTCAACTACCACAGTCTCTTGCGCTTCAAACCTGGTATGGCTAGAACTGCCAACAACTGGCGGATAAAGATGGCCCATACCCTTAATCCAGATGGCATCATTTGGGTGATAGGGGCGGCAGGAATGATTCTCGTTCTTTTCTCAGTTTATCTCACGGTCAACTAATTATTAACTGAAATGGCTGCCCAGCCATAGTTGTCATAAACAATTTAAACGCGTCTTGAGATCTCTGAATCATAAACCCAACTCTACTAAGACCTAAGAGGATGCATCCCTCACTATCGGTCTGTGGGTAATTTCCGACGTGAAGCAATATCCCAGTGCAACCAGGGACATCTTGCAAACAATAGGCATCAAACGGCACTCCACGGGATAGCTGATGCTGGCCTAAAATACAGGTATATTGACCGCTCGGTACCTTTGGCGAATATGTAGTAGAAAGAGATGTCGCATCTGCTGGCTGGACCGGGTATGCATGTTCGGCAGTTGCGAGAAATAGTGTTGAGTCTTCGTTTGATAATGTCCCGAAGATTCCTACAGACAAATAATCAGTCCGTTGTAAGGTCAAGATCATTATTAATCTTTACATAAATAGTCTAGTTAGCCGATATAATAATTATAGGGGGGGAGTACACCCTTTGGAGCTTTTTGAGTTTGGAGGTGTACGACACGTTTAAATGGATCTGAAGGAAAAATCTAAAGAATATTATGTCTATCAGTTGATAGACCCTCGAAATGGGGAAGTGTTTTATGTAGGCAAGGGCAAAGGGAAAAGAATGAAACAACACGTTCCCGCTGCCAAAAGAGGGAATTCTGATAACCCGAGAAAGACCCTAAGGATAAGAGAAATTATTAATGACGGCTTCGAGGTGAAATACTTCGTTTATGCCAAGGATCTTTTAGAATCAGACGCATTTGATATAGAACGCGAGCTTATTAAAGAAATTGGTAGAGAAAAGCTTACTAATTATCATTCCGGCGTAAATACAGTCAAAGAACAAGCAAAACTTCTATTGAAAAGATTGAAACCTATTCGTAAATGGGCAGCCGATAAATATGCCAATGGCGGTTATACGATAGAAGATTTAAAACGATACAAATCTCTCGCTAGTTTTTATAGAAGAATGGCCAGACATGGCTAAGAAGAAAATGGGAGCTCCAGAGATTAAAATTAATTGGGAGTTAGTCGAAGATTTGCTCGGCATTCAATGCACAAAAGTTGAAGTTTGCGACATATTAAAAATATCAGACGATACCATTTCAAGGCGCTGTAAATCTGAATTTGGGCTGACTTATGCGGAGTATTCCGACCAAAAGGGCTCAAAGGGGCGCGTAAGTTTAAGACGCAAACAATATGAACTTGCGATGTCGGGTGATAGGGTTATGCTTATTTGGCTTGGGAAGCAGTATTTAAAGCAGTCTGATAAACAAGAACTAACACATGATTTTAAGAATGGCCTCGCAGATCGTTTAGCGAGCGCTAGAAAGCGAAGGGCAAAATAAAATTATTAATTGCGACTCCTATTTTCGACGGTAACGTTCCAATTCAATATCTGCATTCGTATATCAAATCTATTCCATACTTTCACGAAGCTGGAATTGAAGTGACGCTCTTTAATGAGCCAAGGAACCTTGTGTCGTGGGCTAGAAATCGTTGTGCTGAGTTTGCGATGAAAAGTAAATACGATAAGCTTTTGTTTATAGACGCTGATATTCAATGGGAGCCAAAGCAGATATTTCATCTCTTAAGATCTAAGAAAAGAATTGTTGGAGGAACTTATCCTCTCAAAGTGTTTCCGATTCGTCTTAATTATGGGCCAATAATTAATGAGCATACTCCTGTAGGGGAATACTCTGCTTTTGAATATTTCGATAAAGTCTCTGATGAATCTGGTGAGTTTGAGGTATTAAATATTCCAACAGGCTTTCTAAAGATCGACGTTGATGTGTTTGAAGAGATGGCTCCGCATATGAAGAAATATCATCACAGAGATCCAATGAAACAAGAACTTGAATATGAGCGAATGTTCTTCCCCGTTGAGATCGATGAGACTGGAAATCTAAACACTGAAGATTGGGGCTTTTGCCATGAGGCTCGTAAGCTAGGTCTTAAGCTTTATATGAATAAACATTGTGTTGTTGATCATGTTGGACGTCATACGTATAGCGCTACTAAGTCGTTAGATCAGTCTTATCATAAGCTAAACGTTAACGAAGATCACTCAGACTTATCTAAGAAAGAACTTGAACCACACCCGTTTGCCAAATGGCCCGGCAATCTCCCATGCTTCTGTGGATCTGGTAAGAAGTTTAAGCGCTGCCATCAAGATACGTTGCCAAAGATGTGCCCCAAAGAACTATTTGAAACGCTTGATGCAAGCTACAAAGATCAACTTGCACATATTCAAGGAATGCGTGACCGAGGGAATATATTTAAACTAGAGAAGCCTTTGTTTTAATGTCTGACCTCGAAGACGAGTTAGTCGAAGAAATTAGTTACTACGAAACAGATCCAGTTGGCTTTGCTGAGATGGCTTATCCCTGGGGCGAAAAGGATCTACAAGATTCTAAAGGCCAAAGGGAATGGCAGCGTGAAGTCGGCCTTGATATTCAAAAGCACCTATCAGATCCAAAGACTAGGTTTAGCCCGTTACTTATCTCAGTAGCTTCTGGACACGGGATTGGGAAGTCAGCAGACATTGCTCAGATCATCCATTGGGCTATGAGTACGTGTGAAGATACAAAGATAGTTGTAACGGCCAATACAGAGACGCAGCTAAGAACTAAAACCTGGCCAGAGATATCAAAATGGTTTAGGTTAGCCATCAATTCACACTGGTTTAACGTCACCGCGACTGCTGTTGCTAGCGTTGATAAGAGTCACGAAAGATCCTGGAGGACTGATGCCGTCACGTGGTCGATCAACAATACTGAGGCTTTTGCCGGATTACACAACAAAGGAAAGCGAATCGTCGTTATCTTTGACGAAGCATCTTCCATTGCCGATAAAGTCTGGGAAGTTACTGAGGGCGCGCTCACTGACGAGAATACTGAAATCATCTGGATTGCCTATGGAAACCCTACGAGAAATAATGGAAGGTTCAGAGATTGTTTCGCCCGTTTTAAGCATCGTTGGAAATGTCGTCAAATTGACTCTCGTGATGTCGAAGGAACCAACAAAGCCCAAATAGAAAAGTGGATCGAAGACTACGGTTTAGACTCTGACTTCGTTAAAGTAAGAGTTCGAGGAATATTCCCAACAACCTCGTTTAAACAGTATATTTCTACCGAAGATGTTGATAAAGCCTACGGTAAAGAGTTAAGCGAATCTTCCTATAATTGGGCACCCAAGATCCTTACTCTAGACCCTGCCTGGGAAGGGGATGACGAACTCGTCATAGGGCTCAGGCAAGGTCTCTCTTTTAGAATCTTAAAAACTCTGGCAAAGAATGATAATGACGTATTCATCGCTAATATTTTAGCTACATTTGAGGACGAAGAAGAAGCTGATGCTGTTTTTATTGATGGCGGTTACGGGACTGGCGTTGTTAGTGTTGGCCGAACTCTTAAGCGGAACTGGCAACTAGTCTGGTTTTCAGAGCGTTCTGCGGATGAAGGATGCCTTAATAAGCGCGCAGAAATGTGGAAGTCCTTAAGAGATTGGCTCAAAGAAGGTGGATCTATTCCCAAAGATCCAGTACTTCACGATGAGATCATAGCTCCAGAAACAGTGCCGAGATTAGACGGTAAGCTACAATTAGAATCAAAGAAAGATATGAAGTCTCGTGGAGTTCCATCACCTAATAGAGCCGATGCTTTAGCTTTATCATTTGCCTACGAAGTTTCATCTAAGAACCTAAAGAGAAATCATAAGAGCTATCATCAAACTGGCAGCAAAAGTTCCTCGTGGATGGGCTAGCCCCAAGTCTCGTATATTTCTATTGAAATGTTCCCGATACTAGAAATAGTGTAAGAGTTACACAGATCGTGTAATTTTTAGGGGAACAATGGACTTAAATGAAAAACGTGATTTAGATCCCTCCAGTGATGAGGAGTTAATAAAGCTTGCTAAGCAACGCTTTCAAGTCGCCGTCGAAGCCGAAACAGAAAATAGACGTCAAGAATTAGAAGATCAGCAGTTCCTGACCGGCGAACAATGGCCAATGGAAATCAGAAATCAACGGATGCTAGATATGCGTCCTTGTTTAACAGTCAATCGTTTGCCCCAATTCATAAGACAAGTCACAAATGATCAACGTCAAAATAGACCTTCTATCAAAGTTAACCCATGCGATTCTAAAGCCACAGTTGATACCGCAAAAATACTACAGGGAATGATAAGACACATTGAATACAATTCTCATGCTGATATCGCATACGACACAGCTTTTGAATACGCAGCGTCTTCTGGCATCGGTTATTTTAGGATCGTTACTGATTACTCCGATCCTATGTCGTTCCAACAAGAAATATTAATCAAACGTATTAAAGATAGATTTTCAGTTTACCTGGATCCTTTTTACCAAGAGCCTGATGGTTCAGATTGCCAGTGGGGATTCATCTTTGACGATATGTCTCGTGATGAGTTCCAGGTTCAATTCCCTGATGCAAAGCTATCTGGGATGAGTGATTGGTCATCGTTAGGCGATAACCAAGGCATGTTCATCAATGCCGAAGCAGTGCGTGTTGCAGAGTATTACTATAAGGTTTGGGAAGAAGTAGAACTATGCTTACTATCTGACAAAAGGTGTGTAGAGAAAAAAGATCTGCCAGATAAATTACCTGATGGTTTAAGAGTAATTTCAGAGCGTAAATCTTTAGTTCCTAAGATTAAATGGGCAAAGATTAACGGTATTGAAGTTCTAGATAAGACAGAGATTCATGGCCAATGGATTCCAATCATCCCGGTAATAGGCGAGGAATTCATAGTCGAAGGTCGAAGGATATTATCCGGCATAGTCCGTAACGCTAAAGACCCACAGCGTATGTACAACTACTATGCTTCTGCTGCGACCGAAATGATAGCCCTTGCACCTAAAGCTCCGTTCATTGGAGCTGAAGGACAGTTTGAAGGCTATGAAGATATTTGGAAGTCAGCCAACTTTAAAAACCACTCATTCCTTCAATATAAGCCAAAGACTATCGGAGGCATCGCAGTTCCACCTCCGGCTAGAACTCAGTTCGAACCTCAGGTTCAGTCCATTACAGTTGAGAGGCAACAAGCTTCTGACGAGTTGAAAGCTGTTACTGGAATTTATGACGCATCTTTGGGCAACAGATCCAATGAACAATCAGGCATTGCAATTCAAAGACGTAACAGTCAATCACAGATTTCTAACTTTCATTTTATAGATAATCTCTCACGCTCCCTAAGACATGCAGGTCGAATATTAATCAATTGGATTCCTGAAATTTATAGCTCAGCTCAAGCGGTGAGGATAATAGGTGAAGATGGCGAAGTTAAAATGCAAGAGATCAATCAACTTATCCCGGGCCCTGGCGGCGATAAGAAAACTCATTTCTTAGACGCTGGAACATACGATTGCACCGTAGATACTGGACCAAGTTTTCAGACTAAGCGTCAAGAGGCTGTTGGATCGATGCTTGATCTTACAAAGGCTGCGCCACAGTTAATGCAAATGGCTGGAGATATATTAGTAAGGAACATGGATTGGCCTGGGTCTTCTGAAATTGCAGATAGAATCAAGCGTTCACTTCCTCCTCAAATTACATCAGATGACGAAGGCGATCCAATCCCACCCCAAGCTAAGCAACAAATGACCCAGATGAGTACGATGATCCAAAAACTATCTCAAGAGTTGGATGCCAGCACTAAGGTCATTGAGAATAAGAGTTTAGAGCTAATGTCTAAAGAGCGCATCGCTGCAATGGAACAGAAAACTCAACTAGCAATTGAGCTCATGAAACATGACCAAAAAGATGCGGCCACAATATTCCAAGCTGAGCAAGACCACATAGATCGTCAACTTGATATCGATCGGCAACAACAAGAGAGCTTATTAAATAATAGCGGAGCTGGCGGAAACGCTGCGCCTCCAACTAATCAACAACCTGTTGGAGCTGGCCCACAAGCTGCGCCCCAAGGAGCAATGCAATGACCGTAACAATCAAGTCGTCCACTGATAATGAAGCTACTGTGACCGCTGCGTTAGGCGATCTGGCTGTAACAAAACCAGTTGATGATAAAAAGCCTGAAGTAAAAGAGCCGGTAACGGACCCGGTTACTGATGCATCGGTAGATGAACCTACCGACGAACCGGAACCTTCAGAGCCAGAAGAAACTGATGAAGAAACCGATGAGGAATTAGAATCAAAACCAGACGAAGAAAAGCCAAAGCCTCCTAAGAAAAAAGGTGGGTTTCAAAAAAAGATTGTCAAGCTTGAACAAGAGAAAGAATACTGGCGCCAAGAGGCTCTGCGTGTTCAAACTCAAAGCCCTGCTCCAAAGACAGAACCCATAAAAGATACATATCTTAGACCAAAGGCTACTGATTTCGCTACACACGATGAATACCTTGAAGCGCTTGTTGACTGGAAAGCTGAAGCAAAGATGCAGGCTGCCAGACAAAAAGAAGTTCAAGAAAAAGCGAAGTCAGAGGTTCAAACCAAGTTTAATACTCATAACGCTAGAGTTTCAGCGTTTAAAGAATCTCATGACGATTTCGACGATGCTCTTGATAATGTGTCGACCATTCCCATGTCGATTGCAGTTCAAGAGTCTATCTTAGATTCAGATCATGGGCCTGAAATGATGTATGAACTTGCCAATAACCCAAAGGAATTTAAACGCATTTGCAGTTTACCTCCTTTGCAAGCTGCAAGAGAGATGGGTAAGCTTGAAGCTAAATTCGTCAAAGTTGAATCTAAAACCTCTGAGAGTCCAAAAACTGTTCGAACCCCGAAGCCTGTTACGCCCGTTAGAACTCGTGGCGCTTCTAGCTCAAAGGATCTTAACGATCCTAACTTGAGTTACGAAGATTATAAGAGGATTAGGAACGAGCAAATTAAACAAAACTCTATGAGGAGATAATGTATGTCTAATAGTTTATTAAGTATTAGTATGATTACGAAGGAAGCCCTTCGCATACTAGAGAACGAATTAGGTTTCGCAAAAGGTGTTAATCGTGAATATGATGACACTTTTGCAAATGCTGGAGCCAAAATTGGTTCTGTAATCAACATTCGTAAACCAGTTCGTTATACGACTGTTTCGGGCCCTGCTCTTCAATTGCAAGATATCACCGACCAGTCAGTCGCTTTGACTCTCGGAACTCAGCAACACGTTGACTTTCAATTCACATCGAAAGATATGTTATTGAACGTTGATGATTTCAGTGATCGTTATGTGCTACCCGCAATCAACGCTCTAGCCAATAAAATTGATTACGATGGTTTAACACAAGTTCCTACCGGTGTTTCAAACTTTGTAGGAGCTCCTGGAACAACTCCGGCAACTGCATTGCTTTTCTTGCAAGCTAAACAAAAGCTGGCAGAAAATGCTTGCCCCATGGATGACAAGATTAGCTGTATTATTAACCCAGCTGCTGAAGCAAGTATTGTTGATGCATTAAAAGGATTGTTTCAAGATGGTCCTAAACTCGCTGAACAATACGACAAGGGCTTAATGGGACGCGCTCTTGGCATGAATTTCCGCATGGACCAGAACGTTCAAGCACACACAATTGGAGCTCTTGGTGGAGTTGGTATTTCTAACTGCGCTACTGCTCAAACCGGATCAAACATTATTACTAACAACTGGACTACAAGTGTAACTAACTTACTCTTGCCCGGTGACGTAGTAACTTTTGCTAACGTTTATGCAGTCAACCCTGTTTCATTCCAATCAACTGGAGCATTGAAACAATTCGTTGTTACCAGCGCTGTAAGTTCGAGCGGTGGAGCTGCAACGATTCCGATCAGCCCTGCAATTGTAACCTCTGGTCCTTATCAGAACGTTACTGCCGGAGTTGCTCAGAGTTCTGCTGTTCTAACGTTCGCATCGGCATCTAGCTATGCAAACGTTGTTAGTCCTGTAAACGTGGCTTACCATAGAGATGCATTCTGTCTCGGTATGGCAGATCTTGAATTGCCGGGCGGAGTTGAAATGGCTGCACGTGCAAGTGATCCAAGAGCTGGAATGAGCTTACGGGTTGTTCGGGCATATGACATCGTCAATGACCAACATCCTTGCAGAATTGATGTGCTCTATGGATGGCAAACCATCTATCAAGAACTCGCTTGCAGAATTCAAGGGTAATTTAAAGTTATTAACTTCTGGGGCCCTTCGGGGCCCTTTTAAAGAAAGGTTAGGGTATGGCTTTGCAGAACGATATTACGAGTAATAAAGACGTTACACCCGGATACGGTTCGGGAATAAGCACTGATGGTTTTAGCGTTGGTCAATCTTCTGGAGATTATGTCGGTTTTTATGGCAAAACCCCTGTTGTTCAAGGAACAGGTCTTGCTCAATTAACTGACTCCTCTGGAGGAACTGCTTCAGCTACAACTGGAATCCAAGCGTTAACGAGTACGTATAATAGCACGTTAATCGGTAATGGTATTTCAACTTTAGCTGCAGGTCTTAACCAAGTTTATACTCTTTTGCATAATCTTGGAGTTCAATCTAACTAATGAAGATATGTGTAGCCATCCCCGTTTACGACGGTAAAATTCCTGTTCGAACAATGAACTGTTTGTTCAACGAACTAACCGTTGCAATCGGGGCTGGCGATCACCTCATGATCAATTGCCTATCTTCTGGAGCAGGTATTGCTCAAGCGAGAAACCAATTAGCCACAGAGTTTATGGATAGTGGATTTGATAGGCTTGTATTTGTCGATTCAGATATCACATGGAACTTAGGTGATCTTTTAAAGCTTGCACATCGTGACGTTGACTTTGTTGGCGGAGCATATCGCTATAAACGTAACGGTGAACAATACCCTATTGCATGGCTTCCAGATCCAGAATTATTGGGCGTTCCAATGACTAAAGATGGCTTGCTTGGCGTCCAAGGAATTCCTACTGGGTTTTTAGCACTGTCACGTAAAGTATTTCAAACGATGCTAGATAAATATCCGGAACGAGATTTAACAATTCAAAATGGTCATAAATGTCATGCGTTCTTTAAAATGCCTTTTGTCGACGGGCATCTATACGGAGAAGATTTATACTTCTGTAGGGAATGGGTGGAAAGCGGTGGAAAGATATTTCTAGACCCAGAAGCTTCGCTTACACATTGGGATTTTAATCCGACACCTTATTCTGGAAACATTGGTAGTTGGTTAAAAGGTGGAGGAGAACCAGTAAAAGTAGATGCCATATTTAGTATGGAAGATGCGTTAAACCAAATCAAAGACACAACCGAAAAATTTAAAGTACTTACAAAGGAGAAGCATAATGAGTTATCCGAGATCAGTTTACCACAAGGATTATAATCCTCACGCAGTAGAAGGTGAGAAAGAACTTAAAAAGTTTTGCAAGATTGTTCATAACGAACAAGACCATAAGAATTTAGGAAAAGATTGGGGTTATGAGGGAGAAAAGAAAGATGATTCAGAGGAAGTTGTTGTTGAGAAGGTTTCTAGAAAAAAGAAAGCTGAGTAATGACTACTCTTGATCTTATAACACAATCTCTTAGGCTGATAGGCGTCCTCGCTGGAAACGAGGTCCCTTCGGCTAACGAGTCAACAACTGCTCTGCAATATCTAAACGATATGGTGGATAGTTGGTCGACTCAGAATATGCTTATTTACGCTAAGGTAAATGAGACATTTCCACTTGTAGCTGGCCAACAGTCTTATCAAATGGGCACTGGAGCTCCTGATTTTAATACGGCTAGGCCTCAAAAGATAGAGAATGCCATTTGGCAACAGGTTCAAGGTTCAAGTGTTTTTAATCTTGAGATTGAAATCATAAATCAAGATCAATGGGCAGCTTTGCCGGTTCCTAATACTCAGAGCAATATTCCAACTAAGCTATTTGTTAATTACACGTTTCCATATGCAACGCTTTATTTTTGGCCAATTCCATTGCAGGCAAATAACTTTCAAATGTGGTCTTGGAAGCAGTTATCAGACTTTTCATTACTTACATCACTTGTCTCTTTGCCTCCGGGATATAACAAAGCATTAAGATATAATCTAGCAATAGAGCTAGCTCCAGAATTCGGGAAAGAACCTGGCCCACTTATCGTTGCTCAAGCAACTGATTCAAAAGCAGATATTAAGAGAATGAATAACAAGCCAACATTATTACAATGTGACGTGGCTACAATACCCAGAAAACCAGGATTTAATTGGCTAACAGGAGAATAATTGGAAAAGGGTCCTACTCCGAAAGAAATGGCAGATACTTACTGGAGAAGAATAAGAACAGGTTCTATCTCTGAAGTTACTTCCATGATTGAAAAAGTCAAAAGTCTTGATGCTAAATCTTACTGGACTGAAGTTCTTGCTCATTTAAACCTTAAAACTAAGGGTAAAAAATGAGATTCCCAGGATTTATTGGTCCCACATATCAATTAAGTTCTATTAATTACGAATGCCAGAGATGCATAAATATGTATCCAGAAATGGATGAGATCCATACAGGCAAAGAGGGTGAAGTTGCATCTCTTATCGGGACTCCTGGATTAACACTTCTTCAAACTATAGGTTCGGGCCCAATCCGTGGAGTCTGGTACACTACCACGGGAGTATTATACGTTGTGAGTGGAAACACTCTCTATAGCGTGACTTCCGCTTGGGTCGCTACATCAATTGGGACACTTTTGACTTTTAGTGGCCAAGTTGGAATGGCAGATAATGGATTTTATCTAGTCGTTGTAGACGGTGTAAATGGGTATTATGTCGATTTCACAATACCTGGAACTCTAACTCAAATTACAGATCTCAATTGGCTAGGGTCTAATGTTGTAGCTTACATGGATGGTTATTTTATATTCTGCGCTCCAAACTCAGCAGAGTTTTACCTATCTGATTTAAATGCCGTGACCTTTAATGCTCCGGCAAACACTGCAAAGAATGGATTTCCAGATAATATCTCGGCCATTGTCTCTAATAATAGAAACCTATGGCTATTTGGGGAAGTTACAACAGAAGTTTGGTTTGACTCTGGAGATAACCTAAATCCATTTCAATATATTTCAGGCTCGATGCTTTCTTATGGATGTGCGGCTACTTACTCTCCAGCGGTGTTATTTAATACTGTATTTTGGCTTGGCCAAGATACTTCTGGATATGGAATGGTCTTTATGGCTAACGGTTATTCACCTAAAAGAATCAGTACTCATGCAGTTGAATTAGCGTTTCAAAGCTATTCAACAATAAGTGACGCCATTGGTTTTACGTATCAAGAAAATGGCCATCAGTTCTATATACTCACATTTCCTACGGCCAATGCGACCTGGGGCTTTGATTGCGAAACTCAGATGTGGCATGAGAGAGCTTATTTAAATCAGGGTCAACTCCAAAGGCATCGCGCTAATTGTTATACATATGCATTTAATAGCGTTCATTTGGTTGGTGATTATGCCAATGGGAATATCTATCAAATGTCATCTTCAGTTTATAGCGATAACGGTGCTGCAATCTTAAGACAACGAGTAACTCCACATATGTCAAAAGACATGGTTAGAATATTCCATTCAAGCCTTCAGTTGGATCTCGAAACAGCGGTAGGACTTGATGGTATTCAACAAGGCACAAATCCTCAAGCCATGCTCGATTGGAGTAATGACGGGGGCCACACATGGTCTAATCAAATGTGGTCTACAATGTGTAAGATCGGGAATACCACAGATCGAGTTATTTGGCGACGTCTTGGTCAATCAAGAAACAGGGTTTATAGAGTTTCAATTTCTGATCCAGTCAAAGTAGTTATGATCGGTGCTGAGATTGAAGTAGAACAGGGGGCAAGTTGAGTAATTCGATAGTTGTTCCACCTCCTCAATATCAGGCTCCATTTACTACTCAAGGTGGAATTATTACTCCTGTTTGGAGTAAATGGATTGAGCAGCTTTATTTAAGAATAGGTGGAGCGAGCTCTCCTTCAAATGCAGGCTTTGCATCTGATATTTCAACACTTCAAACTGATGTTGCAGCAATTAATACCGAGATCACAACCATTCAAGTTGATATTACTCTGCTTCAAGGATTAACTAACGGGAGACAATTGTGATTACAGCCCTATGTTTATTTGAAAATCAATATGCCCCAAGTTCGACTGGTACGATATATTCATCTCCAACAAATACAGTAACCATAGTTGATAAGTTCACTGCTACCAATGTAACTAGCGGTTCAGTTAATTTGACTGTTTACAAGGTTCCTTCCGGAGGAACGGCTGGAGCCTCAAATGAAATTATTTCTGTAGTTGCAATTGCGGGTAATACATATGTTGACCTGAACCTAGCAAACCACATTCTAAATCCCGGTGATTTCTTTGCAGTCTTGGCAAGTGCAGGCTCAAGTATCAGCGTTACAGCTTCCGGGAGGCAGATCACATCATGAACGGACAACTGATCAAGCTTCTCAAAACTGGAATAAACGTTAAGCCAATAATTGATAGGCTTGAAGCTGAACCTGGGCTCTGGAAAGAGAATACCTGGCGCCAAGACTATGTCGTGAAGCTTGACAGGCCAATATCTCCTCAACAAGACACAGAAGCCGTGATGTTTCGTTGGGCTCCAGAGAATACGATTGAATCGGTTCGGGATAGCCTAGAGATACAAGATCATTTCAACTTAGTTAAAATTAATGAGATTCAAAGTCTAATTGCAGAATGTCTAAATGCCTGCGAAGCAACAGAGTGTGGCAGGGTTTTCATAGCTAAACTAAAGTCTAAAGGACATGTGATTCCACACTGCGATTATGGAATGTATTCAGATCACTTTGAGAGATTTCATCTTGTGCTAACATCAGATCAAGGAAACAGGTTCTTTGTTCAAGATACTGAAGGTTGGGGAGAATCATATTCGATGAAGCCTGGACAGTTCTTTTGGTTTAACCATAAAGAAGTTCACTGGGCTAGAAATGATTCACTTACACCAAGAATGCATATGATTATTGACTGTGTAGCCCCGAAATATAGGAGAGAGCGTGCCAAAGTTCCAAGTTGAAACGTTAAGTGATTGCAGAGCAGAGATAGAGCCTGTGCTTCGTCATGAGCATTGGGAAGAGGTCGGTCACTATAAAGATATTCCTATCGATATGGAGTGGTCAAAATATGAAGCTTTAGAGAAAATGGGCAAGCTTCGATGTTTCACTATCAGACAACCCTTGAATGAAGAGTTTAAGGAAACCGTTCTTATGGGCTACGCCTTTTTCATAGTTGATAAACATCTTCATTATAAAAACACAGTCGTTGCATCTCAAGATATTTTATACGTTCGAAAGCCTTATCGAGGCATCGGTAAGGAGTTTTTAAAATGGTGTGATGAAGAACTTAAGAAAGATAATGTTGTAACAATAACCCATCATGCAAAGCCTTGGTTTGAATACGGCAATTTATTCCAAGATATGGGTTACGAAAAGGCCGAAACAATCTGGTCAAGGAGATTATAAATGGGCTTTGCAATTGGTGGAGCAATTTTAGCAGGAGCTGCAATATCTGGCGCAGCTTCAAGTGGAGCTGCTGGAACTGAAGCAGGAGCTGCAAATACTGCAAACGCATATCAATATAATGAATTCGAACAAGAGCAGGCAAACGAACAACCTTGGTTACAATCTGGAGAAGCAAATCTAGCAACTCTAAATGCAGATATGCCATCTCTCACGGCAAACTTTACTGATGCTGATTTTCAACAAAGTCCTGGATATCAATTCCAATTGCAACAAGGCGAGCAGGCGATGCAAAGATCTGCTGCAGCTAAAGGATTACTTAATTCGGTAGGCACTCAACAAAATCTAAATAACTATGCCCAAGGTACCGCAAACCAAGATTATCAACAGGCTTTGCAAAATTATATGAGTCAAAATCAAAATCGCTATAACATGCTGTCTGGCATGGCTGGAATGGGTCAAACCGCAGTTGCAGGCATTAACCAAGCTGGACAAACAGCTACTAATGCCATGAGTGCAAATACTATTGGAGCAGCAAATGCATCGGCGGCAGGTCAAGTTGGGGTGGCTAACTCAATTACTAGTGGTATTGGCCAAGGCATAAACGCATATCAAAGCAATAATTTACTAGCGCAATTGCAGCAGAATCAAAATGGATTTCAACAAAATGGTTATGGGGCCCCAACTTATTCTCAACCAGTAATGGGCTCCAGTTTTCAGTCAGCTCCAATTGGAGATAATTTTTCTGGAGTTAGTGCTGGCGCGGATCCTCTTGGATTCTATAGTTCTTTAGATGAATAAGGAGAATTTATGGCTGATTTAGATCCAAGTATTATAATGGGCGCAAAACCGGTTCAGATAAATGATCCACTGGACCAGGCTGTTAAGGCCATGTCTCTCAAAGATTTGTCTATGAGAAGTCAAAACCTTCAACTTCAAAATCAACAAGCTCAACAAGAGTTTTCAGATAACCAGGCAATGAGAAATGCCACAGCCAATAACACTAAAGTTGACGCTAATGGAAATCCTTCTATAGATAGGGCAGGTATGTTGAGTGAATTAGGGAAAACATCTCCTTCACTTGTTCCTAAAGCAGCTATGGGCTTTGCTCAACAAGATCAAGCCGTGCAGCAACAGCATTTGGCAACTATGAAAACAAAAATGGAAACCACGGCTCAATTATTATCTCAAGCGCACGACCAAACATCTTATGACTCTGCTCTTCAGGGTATAAAAGCAATGAACGGTGATACATCTCAACTTCCAAGTCAATATGATCCAAACGCGGTTGCTCACGCATCAGCATGGGCTCAGAATGCTTCTCTATCTGCTAAAGATCAACTTGAGCAGGCCAATAAACAACAAGAGATGGCTATCAAACAACAAGGTCAAAATATCGAGGTTCAGAAACTTCGTTCTGATCTTAAGCAAAAAGCAGCGACTCAAAACCAAGAAACTCTTGGCGCATTGCAGGCCCTTAGAGGAAATCCTGCTTTACAAAGAGCTGAGACAAACGTTTTGTCATCTAAGAATATGAACGACCTCGCTGAACAACTTAGAGATCCAAAGACCGGTCAAATTAATTTAAACAATGCGAATCCACAGCAGATATCTCTATTTAGTCATGAGCTCCTTCGGATGGCATCAGGAGGATCTGGATCAGAGTCAGATCTTGAAAACTTAAAGCCTGGAACACCTCAATACAAGATGGCAGAGCTTCGTCAAAAATTAACAGGAAAAGTGTCTGGAGCTGATGCCGCTCAGTATTTACAACAAGGCTTAGATTATGCGAACACATTAGGTAAGAGCTCTAATCAGTTCCTGTACCAGAATGCGAAACACGTTGTAGATGCTAAGAGAAATTATCTAGCGCCACAAGATGCGCAACAATACGATTCGTGGCTTAATGGATTAAAGAATGGATCTTCATTCTTTGGAGATGTTGTTCCTGGTGGGCAACCCTCCGCTCCTACAGTTCAAGGAAATCCAAGCCATCCAGCCTTACAGGGCAAGAGCGTAGCTGAACTTCAACAAATGAAAGCAGCGTTATTAAATGGCAGCAGGTAACGATCCTACTATTGCAGATATAGATGCAGCGATAGCGGCTCAGAGTAAACCGTCAATTGCGGACATTGATGCAGCTATTCAAGTCCAAGGCGGAGCTAAACCTGCTTCATGGCTTGATCGTCAAATTTTAGGTCACACACCTAGAAATGTAATTCAAAGTGGGCTTAATGCACTACCTACTGTTGGGATGGTAGGTGGATCTCTTGTGGGTGGAGCTGCCGCAACTCCTGAAACACTAGGCGCTGGTACAATTCCAGGGGCTGTAGCTGGAGCTGCTGGAGGAAGTGCATTGGGAGAAGCAGCAAAGAATCTAGGCGAGCAATACATTCTTGGGCAGGATAAGACGAGATCAGACATTTATGGAAACCCAGTAAAAGGAGCTATTGAGGGAGCAACAAATGAAATGGGTGGAAGGCTTATCGGTTTAGGTGCAGGGGCTGCAGCAAATAGTAAACCAGGCCAATATTTAATAGATAAGGTGGCTCAAGCAGGGTCAAAAATTGGTAGTACATTTACTGGTATTCCACAAAAAGTTCTTGAAACATATGCATCCGATCCACAAGGCATAAATCAAATTGCGGCAGATGCTAATTATAGCCCTCAAAAAATGGCTGATGGTTTAAGAGAAGAAATCAATGCTCACGTACAAAATACTCGTAAACAATTAGGTCAACAATTATCAGATTCATTTTCAAATAGAGCGGGTCAAACTGTTGATTCTAAACCAATTATTGATGCTTTAAATTCTTCTAAACTACAGATAAATGCAAAACTTCGTCCCGAAGAAATAGATCAAGTTGATGATATGATATCAAAAGTAAAATCATTATCTGACGGCTCTGGCCAATTACAACTTAAAGATGCAAGTGATCTAAAATCTTGGCTTCAAGAACAAGCTCAAGGCTCTTATTCAAAAAATGGACAGATATTTCAAAATGGTAGCATGGCTCAAAAAGCTGCAAAGGTTGGAGGAGCTATGGCTAGAAGGGTTGTTAATACAGCGGCTCCAGAAGTAGCACAAGCAAACGACACGCTTTCTCAATTGCATGATCTTGAAGATACGATGAATAGAAATATGCTTGCTGAGGGCAAGACTGGATCATCTCTTTATTCGGCTGGCAGTGGAGAGAATGAAGCTAATGAGATGCATCTAAAAGAACTTGGAGATATCACCGGACATGATTTCTTAGGAGCCGCCAGGAAAATTGCAGCAGCAAAACAATTCGGTAAAGCGGCAGTATTACCCGTTGATTCTACAGGTAAATCTCTAACTAGAATAGGTGCTGCTGGAGCATTAGGGTATGCAGTTGGTCATGCTCCCGGAGCAGTTATCGCTGAAGGAATAGCATCTCCTCTTGGAACAAAGGGACTTATAAATGCTGGTTCGATGGCATCACAAGCTGTTCAAGGCACTTCAAAGTATGCTCCTTCGCTAATAGGTAAGGGGTTATCAAATCTTAATCCGGAGAATAACCAATGATTACTCAACCTATGCCAATAGCTCCAAACCAAATTGCAAAGCCTGCTATGGGCGAAGAAAAGTGGATGAATGATGGCCTCCAAAAGCTAAAGGGCCATGTTGGTGACGAAGATCGTGCTTTATTAGAAGAACATGGCGGAAAGCTAATGCTCGATCCAAAGATGAAGCAACTTCTAATAACCGCTTCAAACTATGAACCTGGATCAAAACCACTAGATGATATCATTGGACATATCAAGAAAAGTTTGGCAGCGAAATGACGGCTCAATTACTTCCAAACGTATATCAGCAATTCTTTGGAATAACTGGAACGTTTACAGGCCTTCCTTTAGTAGGGGGCCTTCTTTATTCTTATCAAGCGGGAACTTCGACGCCACAAGCGACGTATACTGATGAGACTGCTCTAACAGCAAACACAAATCCCATAGTTTTAAATTCTGTAGGTGCCGCGAATATTTGGATGAGTGAGAATTCCTATAAGTTCGTGCTCACAGATTCTCTAGGTGTGGTTCAATGGACCGTCGATAATGTTAAATATATCAATCTAGGCACAATTGATAAAACCATGCTCGCAGATGATATAGCTGGACTTGGGCTATATCAAGACGGGACGGGGGCTTTGAATGCCGATGTCGATAACGTCACAATTGGAATAAATGGAAGTAATGAGCTAGCTATTGTCGCACAATCATTAACTCCAAATAATTTCAATCCCAATAATGTAATGGAAGTTCTTTACAAATATGTGAGGGATTTTTCGGATCCTGGATCTATAAGACAAATTCCTCAATATGAATGGACGACGCCTACGCTTTTTGGCGGCTTCGGTAATGCTCCAACAAGTGCTGGAATTGCGAAATGGTGTCCAAGCGGAGAATTTTTAGCCGTTGGAAATGGAAGTTCCGCTTATTTAAACATTTATCAATTAGATGAAACTCAAGGAACATTAATAAATATTGGTCAACCGGTATCACTTCCAACAAGCGGAGTTGTTAGCATTACCTGGTCGCCGTGTGGAGACTTCTTAGCTGTTGCAACAGTTAGCACTCCTTGGATTTATATTTATCAAAAAGTTGGAGGAACTTTTAATCTGCTTCCAACTCCTTCATCTCTGCCAACTGGAGTTTCAAACATATTTGGAACATTTGTTGAGTTTTCTCCTAACAGCGATTATTTGGGTCTTTCTTGGCAATACAAAAATATTGCTGGACAGACTGAGTTTGGATTTATTCTCTATAAGAGAGGGGGGTTTTTATCTGTAACCAATACGGTTCCGGTCTCAACTCCAGTAGGCGTTGATTTTTCTGGAACTGGAACTGATTATTATGTAACAGGGGCAGCTAGCGGAGGATCTGATCCTACAATAACCTACGCTGGCACTATTACTCCAAGTAATATTGATATACAAAATAACGGTGTTTTATTCACAGATATAACAAGTGCTGCCGGTTTGAGTGGTTTAACCGGTAACAGTGCTGGATTTCAATTCAAATGGTCTCATGATTCATCTTATTTGGCGATGTATGACCACAGTTCTCAAGTTATTGACATGTATTTCAGATCCGGAGATCAATTTACTGGTTTCACAGCTCCAGTTCTTAGCTCATATGTAGGAGATATATTTGATTTCGCATGGTCACCTGATGGGAATTTCTTTTCAGTTTTATTAGCAGTCACTCCCTTTATATTGAATTTTCAAGTTGTAGAAGGAACGTTTACTCAACTATCAAATCCTCCAGTGTTAACGGCAGATTCAGGATCAGGACTTTCTTGGTCACCTAATAGCGAATATTTAGCCTATGGGACAGGAAGCTCACCATATCTAGCAGTTTATAAAGTAACAAATCCAACGAGTACACCGGTTTTCACAATACAAGCCAATTTGAATACTCTTCCAGTGGGTTTACTTACAAATATTAGCTGGCATCCTACCAAGAAATACATAGCCCTTGGAAATACCGTAACTCCATATGTTCAGGTCTATCAGACAGCTTCGGTCCTTCCTTCAAATGCATTTATATGGACGAGAGGAGTTCCAAATGTCTGAGTTAGCTCCGGCATTTAGACAGCAGTATTTTGATGCGAATGGATTGCCTTTAGCTGGAGGTTTTTTATATACTTATGCTGCAGGTACATCGACGCCGCTTGCGACCTATACCGATGAGACTGGGCTTACTCCAAATACAAATCCAGTTGTTTTAGATTCTTCTGGACAGGCTTCAATATGGATTGGTCCAAGTTCATATAAATTTGTCCTAGAGGATTCTCTAAATAATGTTATTGAAACTGTAGATAACATTCAAAGTATTGCATCTCAAATTTTAGCATTATCATCAAGCTTTGATAGTGTGTCTGTTGCTTACACTCAACTTCAAACTTCTGGAACTTCAAAAAACGTAGCCCTATTCACATTGCCAGCAGGATATATCTTAAAGAATATCGTCATAAAACACTCAACTAATTTCATTGGAACTAGCATAACTGATGTTTATGCTCAAGTAGGGCCTACTGGTAATTTTACAGAGTTTATTAATCAATTTGATCTTTATCAATCAGTAGCGGATCAGTCATTTGATAACTCGACAACTGACTATATTGGATCGTGGGCAAACCCAACGATTATTTATTTGAATGCTGTGTCAACTGGAGCAAATCTTAGCGCTCTATCTCAAGGATCAGTAACTGTTTATTATGAAATTGAAAACATGGTAGGGTAAATGAAATATCTATTATTTATAGTATGTAATCTAGTATGGACTATAGCTCTGGCCCAACAAGGTGGAGTTTTCAATTACCTAACCCTAAATCCAAATTCACTACCCTCGAAATGTGGAAGTGGAACGCTTAGATTCTCATCTGGAAGCTCAACACTTAATCTTTGTTATCCTGCAAATACATGGACGGCAGTTGGGTCTGGCGGAGGTGGAGGAGTGAGTTCTGTGGCTCTTGCCGATGGCTCATCTACTGCTATTTACTCAATTACTGGAAGTCCGGTTACTGGAAGCGGAACTTTAACTTTCAGTGCAAAAAATCAATCTGCTAATACTGTTTTTGCAGGTCCCAGTTCTGGCGGAGCTACTGACCCTACATTTAGATCACTTGTAGCCGCTGATATACCAACAACACTTAACACAACAACCGAATCTTCGCTCACAACAGTCGGAACAATTGGAACTGGCATTTGGCAAGGAACCAAGATTTCTTCAACTTATGGTGGAACTGGGATAAATTCAGGATCATCAACTGGAGTTCCTTTTATTTCTTCTGGAGCTTGGGGTGTTGATACAACTTTACCGAACACTCTTGGTGGAACTGGGCAAGGATCAAACTTTAATCAATACGGGGCTTGTTATGCTCCAACCACGACAACCTTAGGAACAACATCGGCTGGAACAGCAAATTACCCTTTAGTGGCTAACTCTTCGGCTGCACCTACATTCCAACTTTTACCAATAGCTGGAGGTGGAACTGGAGCTGCAATATCTGCTACTCAATGGGGTGTTCCATACTTCTCTGCTACGACAACTATGGCTTCTACTGCTGCGGGGACTCTTGGAAATCCATTAATAAGTGGAGCAACAGGGGCGCCTTCGTTTAGCGCAACGCCTACAATTGCCAATATCATCGATACCTCAAACGTTTTAAATATCGAAGACAGTACAACAAATAGTAAGGTCTTGGCGTTCAATGCTAGCAATAACTCTGCATCTACAACGCTTACTCTAGAGCCAACTCAAACAACTTCTCAGATTTTGAAATTCCCAAATATAACAGCAGGTGATTCGGTTGCAACACTTGGACTTGCTCAAACATTTGCAAATGCTCAGACATTTACAAGCGCTCCTGTCTTCTCATCAGTCACGGCGAGTCAGGCTCTAACAGTAAATGGAAGTAAGGCACTCACATCAAACGCTTTTAGCTCTTCCCCAGCAGCATCTACTATTGCCGAATGGGATGCTAATAAAAATATGTCTTTTGACTCTTATATCCCTGCAGGCACTTCAACTGCTACCGCTGCCGGGACTACAGCCTTATTGGTTGGGAGTAACTATTATCAATTTTTCACTGGGTCAACAACTCAGACAGTAACATTGCCAGTTGTAACAGGACTTGCTCAAGGGCAAGGGTTTGAAATATTCAATCTTTCAACTGGCGTTGTAACTGTAGAAAGCTCTGGAGCAAACGTAATACAGGCGATGGCGGCGAATACTGTTCTTAAACTTGTATGTATAAATACGAGCGGCGGCACAGGGACAGCATCATGGTCTTGGATGTATGAATCAGCTCAAGGATCATTGCCAGCAGGGTTTTCTGGACTTAATACAAACGGAATTATTTACGCAACAAGTGGAACGGCGGTTAGTTCTACGGCGGTAGGGTCAAGTGGAAGTGTTTTAACTTCTAATGGTGCCGGAGTTGCTCCTACATTTCAAGCTGCAGCAACATCAGTAACTGGGTCTTATTTTTCTGGCAGTACTGTGAATAGTCCTACAGTTGGCTGGGTATATTCTACAACGGCACTAGCTGACCCATCAACTACCTCGACAAACACCTTAACGACTAGAAAATCATCTGGTATTACGGTAACAGCTGCGGCTGGTAGTTTACCTGGGATTGTTTTTACTCCAGGCAGTAGCTCACAAGTTTTTCAAATAACCGCTAGTTTCACTTACGGTGGCGTGGCGAGTTCGGGAGACGATCCCTCATTTAGCCTCACAGACGGCACAACAATAATAAGCACGAGAGATTCACAGCCGGGGGCAGTTTCAAGCTTCCCGTCAATGACCCTAACTGGGATATATGCGCCTGCAAATACTTCGGCAAATACAATTAAAATTCAAGGCGCTGTTAATGCCGGAACTATAGCGATTATAAGCGCAGGGTCTATTGTTCCCTCTATTGAATGGACAGTTATAAGAATTTTCTAATTTAAAACTAATAATTATCAAACAAGCTCCCAAAACTTGAAACGGAAAAGCTCTTAGTGGCATTTGTGTAAGCCCTATAAATCCGTAAGTACATAGCATCGGAAATAGAGCATTTTTCTTCTTCCATGAACTCAGAAGTAAACATGAATATAGAATTATAAGGCCAGCTAATCCAATAATTCCCATTTCAAAAAGAACTTGAAGCCAATCGTTATGCATCCAAATAAATAAAGCCTGCTGACCATTACTCCCCAGAGAATTGTTATTATGCATCTGAATCTCTGGTCCCCACATAAAAAATGTTCCAATTCCAGATCCAATTAATATGTGTGTTTCTTTTAAGAAGAAATCAAGTGAGCCTTTCCATATTCCATAACGACCATTAGGATTTAGTAACTCATCTTTGAGGTAAATGTAAGCTCCTCCACATATTGCCAAAGCCAACGGAGCTATTATTTTAAGTGATTTAAGCCCGTATTCCATAAATAAATAAGAGGCGATGGCGATTCCAATCCCTGCAATACCAGTCGAACTCTTTGAAACTATAATTGCCAAAACCATAGGGATTAGTAAAAATATCCCTTCTAACCACATTATTTCTCTTTTTTTAAAAAACGACAATGCTATAGGAATAAAACACGCAATAAAAGACGCATCAATTGCAGAGTTTGACATCATTGCGTAGCACTGATCTGGGCCATAAATTACAGATCTAACTAACATCCAAATTGAGTCAATTACAGCTATAGCAAAAAGGATGGTGAATATATTTTTAAACGCATCTTTGTTCAGCAACAAAGGTAACATTCCAAATAGCAATAATGTGATGTACGTGGAAACAGTTATTGCAGCGATTTTAAGGTGATAGCCTTCTGGAAGAGTATGTTGGTAAATGTCTTGATTGTTCATGAGTAGTAAAACGGAACTCGCCGAGATTAAGAACATGAGGCCCACTGACCAATGGATCTTTTTTAATCTCCAGGCTAGCAATAACGTTATAAGTCCTAGGCCAATGTCAGATTCGTAGAAAACTCGGTTTGTACAATTCGGAAATAAAATGAAGGTCAAAAACATTAAACTCGTTATGATCAATATAGGCATGGATTCCCCTCATATTTAGTTAGCTTTTTGCTCTTAATTTGGCAATGCTTAAAAGCATATGGATTTCTTAAGCCTACCTTCTTTTTGGACTGCTATGGCATCTGTTATGGCCTTTATCTTCTGGATGATTAAGATCATATTTCTTAAAATCGAACGGTCAAATAATCAAAGAGCCGAACTTCAACTTTCAGTTGAGAATCTAAAAAATGACAATATTATGAAATCCATTAATTATCTAAACGAGGTTATGGACACAATAAAACCAATGGTCTTGCAGCACGAAGTTCTTATGAAACAGGTAATGGAATCTGTAAAAATGGTTGGAACCATTGAAAAGGGCTTAAATGCCATGTCTTTAGACCTGGTTAAAAAATATGATGAATTCCAACAAAAGTTGGTTAACATCACGGTAAGTTTTCAGAAAACAATGGATCGAGTTGATAATATGGACAAAAAAATGGCCAATCTTGGCCGTGTAATTAAACTATAAGGGGAAAATATGAAATTAGTAATTGGTTTGGTTCTTTTGTTTCCGATAGCTATTTTAGCTCAAACAGTTGCTCCGGCCGCTGGCACAACAGTCAATGCATCGGCATTAGGATCTGTATTCGGATGGTTTGAAACCAATTGGGGCCTCGTTGCGACAATACTCCTAGGAGTTTCAGAGTCCTTATCTCTTCTTTTCCCATCAACAACGGGTTTCGGCGGGATTTTGGCATCTCTTATCGGATTCTTGAAAACAATAGGCACGAAACCTCCAGCGGTATCATGACCAGTTGGCAGGACATAACAATGGCAGTCGGAGGGGCCCTAGCACTCGGTTGGGGATGTTATGTTGAGTGGAGGCTACGAATGGCCCAAGATGCAACAACTCAACTAAGAAGGGCTTTTAACGATGCTAAAATCGCTGATGCTGTTAAGTCTGAGCCTGATTCTGATCTCAAGTCGGAGTTACTCGCAGACATTAAATCAAAATGAAACCGTCCCAGTAGCAATACCGGATAACCTTAAGCCTGTTCCAGAGGTTGTTAAGGACGTTCCTGTTGCTTCAGTAGGATCGACAGACAATTTCTTCTGTACCGATAGAAAAGGAGCAGAATCTATTGCCGTTTCATTTCGTGAAAATGTAGATTGTCATCGCCAACTTAGTGCTGTGTCTTCCAATACGGATTGGTCAATGGTTGTGCTTGTGGGGGCCGTGGCATTGCTCAGCGGATTTGTTATTGGAGAGGCTTCCCATTAGGCTTAGCGCCACCTTTGCGAAGTATCGTCTTTGGCTTATCAGTTGATTGATTCGAGTCTGTATTTGTCTTCAAAGTGATTCCTAACACCATTCATAAATACCCTATCAAAATCACTTGAGTCAACCTCTCCTGTTTGAACCGATAGTGATTTAATCCTAGCAACTTCCACGTAAAGTGCTATCACCACGGAGGCTATCATTTCCTTATACTGGTATGCGTCAAAATTCTCCATATGACGGCCAATGCATTCTCTGATATTACCCGCTAAAATATCAGCGGATTGTTCTGTGCTCATCTTTTTATGAGATATCGGATACCATAATAAATCCACATAAATGGTAGAAATGGGATGGCTATTAAACACGCTAATTCTGGATGCTCTTCTGGATATTCCATTTTCACCTAAATATGATAAAATTTATTGAATCACCATGGCGGTGAATTCTCCACCCGTCTAGGAGTAGACGTTAAACTCACAAACTATTCCTAGGCGGGCCTACTCAACAGGCGCTAAGCCTGTGTTAAAAAACATCAGCATAAAACTGAGTTATCAGGGCTTCAAATGCATCTCTTGCGACTTGTGTTCCTTCGCCACTCTCATGCTCAATCCAATAAGAGCCATCTGATAATTCTCTGATTTCGTATTGGCCTACTGTAATTAAGTTTCCGTTGCCCTTCACAAAGTCGCTTATTCTCTCCACAGGCTATAAACCAGGCTCGTTAGGCTTTTTAACGGAGAAGAGTTTTTCTTGAATGAGTTTAATTTTGTCTTCTCCCCAAAACATTTGTCTGGCACTTTTTGCCAGCGGTCTATTTCTATCATCGACCCAAGGCGATTGACCAAGTTCAAAATATCCTTTTAACCAGGCAACGAATTCGTCCGCAGTCATTCTTTCTCCCCAGGTCTCTCACCAGTATCGTCAAACTCGAATGTCTTATAGTTCTTGTCCCCAAGATAATAAATATGCCTATCGGCTTTCTCCAAAGCCTCAGTGAGGACCTTGACCCGATTGATGAGCCAGTCCACTTGATCATCTTCAATGCGTCGATCACATTCTGGGCAACCGCCTCGTCTATGTGCATAGGCCTCAATTTCTTCTAGTTTAGTCATACTGGTTTCAATCCTGGTTAAAAGAAGTCAGCGGCTTTGATGACCAAACCGATTACAATCAAAGTCGAGATTATTCCGGCACCGAATCCTATTAAGAACATTTACCCTCCTCGATAGGCTCCGAACCAGTGTCACTGATGACTTTAATGGGCCTTTCACAAATCGGACACCTTCCTTTTTTAGTGGCTTCTTCATAGCTTTTGTTAAGAAACCTTTTCCTAAGTAAGAACTTTTGGTCTAGCCAAGTTCCGAGCCAAAAACAATTCATCGTTATGATTAGAATTGAAACCAGATCTTCTTTACTCATTCCTTCTCCTTCGCGGCAGGCTGACACTGTTCATCAATACACCAGTCGCAAATATTGGTAATTTGCGGGTCCGTAGCAATAGGAGTTCCACATAACACGCAGTTCATTCTTTCTCTTTCACAGGCTGAGAACCAGTGTTAAAACCCATCTTTTTTCATATCAAAATTAAGTCTTAAAATCTTATGGATCTGGGCGGCAGCATTACAGCTCGCATTCACTGTCTCAGCCGTCACCCCATGCTCATTTACTTTTCTTATCAATCCCATCAACTCTGTGGCCAAGTTCTTCGATAAACTTTCCGAAGTCGAGGGTTTTTCGGAACTCAGAGATTTCTCTCCTGAGACCAAAGCATGGGTCTTTGCGACGGGCTTTGGCTCCGATGGCTGATTTTTTCCGTTTAAGTTCTTCTCTGTGGTTTGCGTAGAAGCGGCGGTGGAGTCCATTTTCAGAAGCTCTCCTCATTAAGTTTTTCCATTTGCCAGGATTGGCCAATCTCCATTCTTTCAAACGTTCCTTGTTCCAATCCGGATTCGCTTTCTGCTTCCGGTAATAATATGCCTTCCATTTTGCCCTCTCTTTTTCTTTCATTCCAGGCTTCCGCCTTAATTCGCGCTGATAAGCGGCCCTGAAGGCTTTGGAGCCTCTGAGATACCCTTGATTCACTAACTCCAAAGAGATTGCCGATCTCAACTTCATTAAATCCCCAGTAATGATTCAAGAGGAACATCGCCCTTTCGACACCCCTAAAATATCCGAGTATATCAAAAGCATACGATCTATTTGGTGATTCAGTTCCAAACTGTCCTGGATGTTCAATAAAGTATTCTTCGAAGCTGAGTCGTTTAAGAGTGAATGCCTGCCTAAGATCATAGCTAGGTTCCCCCTTTCGACCATAATTAGACCGTAAATAATCGATAACAGCTTGTTCACAGGTTGCATGTTTATGCCTGCCTTCGAGCATTCGCGTGAGAACTGCCTGACTAATTTCCTCTGCTTCAGATCCAAACCCAAGTATGGAAGCACTTGCTTTAAGTCTTTTAAGGAGGTGCGCGGCTGTTTTGTCATCCAAGGTCAGTCCTTTTTCGCAACAGGTGGATAACCAGTGTTAAACACTCATCATATCCAATTGAACGCTAGGTCTCGAACCTGCAATGCGAGCCTTCGCTATATCGAAATAGGTTTGATCTTTTTCAATGCCTATAAATTTACGGTTTAAATTTTTACAAGCAACCCCAGTCGAGCCGCTGCCCATCGTGAAATCTAGGACAGTTTCGCCTTCGAGGGTATAGGTCTTGATTAGGTATTCGAGGAGTGGGACTGGTTTTTGGGTAGGATGAACCGTTTTAAAATCCTGTTTAAACCCTTCAATTAACATTTTAGGAAAATTGGTTTTAGTTTGAATCCCACCATGGTTTTTTATCGATTTAACGAAAGCGCATAATTTTGATTTTCTTCGTTGATCTATAAGGCAATCGACAAGGCCTTGAGGATAATAGGCAGACTGCTTAAAAGAAAAAACAGAGATTAGTTCAATGTTTTTAAGCGGTCTCTTGTTGGCCATTGGAAACCCACCAGCTCTTTGTTTTTTCCAAACCCAGTCATATCTATACCAATCCCTACAACTTATTCTTAGCGAGCTAGAAAACGGTTCACTTCCGAATAAAAGAACAGGACCTTTGGTTATTCTTTTAAGCTCACGCCACATAGGTTCAAAAGGGATAACAGTATCCCACTTACAAGCCGTAGTACCGTAAGGAGGGTCCGTTAGAACCATATCAATGCTCTTATCGTCTAAGCTTTTCATAACCTCCAAACAATCCCCTAAATAGAGCAATCGCCTTTCATACTACTTTTCAACAGGTTGGAAACCTTTCATAAATCAGCCGTCGCCGTAGCCGTAGCCGGAGCCGGAGCCGTAGCCGTAGCCGGAGCCGTAGCCGGAGCCGTCGCCGTAGCCGTAGCCGGAGCCGGAGCCGTAGCCGTAGCCGGAGCCGTAGCCGTCGCCGTAGCCGGAGCCGTAGCCGGAGCCGGAGCCGTAGCCGTAGCCGGAGCCGGAGCCGTAGCCGGAGCCGGAGCCGTAGCCGGAGCCGTAGCCGTCGCCGTAGCCGTAGCCGGAGCCGGAGCCGTCATTTTTTAACTCTTCCATACCGCCACCGATGCAATAGATTTTTGAGCCTTTTTAGTAACGTCTAAAATCTCTATCGCTTGTAATAATTCAACATTAGAAACTTCAGCGGGAAATTTACATTCTTGAGGGGAAGAAACTCCATCGACCGCGAGTTGACTCAATGAAGCAGCACCTTTCCAATACCAAAGGCGCCTAGCATTAGTTAAAGTAACTTCTTGCCCTTTTCTTGCTTTAAGATATCCGGCAAATACTCCAGCCGAATAAGTTCTTACTATCACGTACTTCTTTGCCATTATTTTTCTCCTTTTATAGTTTCTTTTTCAACTGGTTCCGGACCTGTATCAATTTTTAAAGCTTTACGAGCAACTACACAACTAGGTTGTTTGCAGTTTCTCCAGTCATGTTCATCCGTTGATACTAACGTTGAGCAAAGGACCATAAAAAGGGCCTGTTCTAATTCAGAACATCTGTCTCTGAGTTTTTCTTCATTACCGTTCATTTCTGCTCCAATAAGTTTTTCATTAGCCCTAATTGCCGCTAAATCACAGAAATTTAGGCCAGGATTTTTGGATGCTGAGCCAATTTCCATGTCATAAAAATCGCTAGGCTTAAAGAAGCTCATTTCTCGTCCTTTGGGTCCGGACCTGGCTCAACAATTACATGGCAGAAATAGTCTTCTGTAAGCTCATCCGGCGGTGTTAATCTAATCACACCTTCTTTTGGGTCCAGAAAACCATTCTTAATCCAAAACTCTTTTAGTTCGCAGCGGTGATATGTGTTTCTCATTTTCCCTCAGGTTTTGAACCTGATTTAGACACTGGAGCCTTATGGGCCCAAACCAAATCACCCTCTTTAATTTTCTTCACATATACCTGCTGATTTGGAGCGTTTATCAAATGCGCATCGTTACAGTGAATATTTAAGAAAGCATCAATCGCAGTTTTAGGAACATCCCACCTTGGTCTATTGGGAACTGCAAAAATGTAATCATCAAAAATCATAAGCCCGTGCATTTTTAAAAGCTTCCATGCGAGAACGGCATCAGACAAACACTCCGCAGCTTCGTGATTTGCATCGACGTAAATGACATCAAAATAATTAAGATATCCATTCGCGCAAAGCCTTATTAATTCACTTTCTGAAGTACCTTTATGAACATGAAGATCTGTTTTAAATGGATTATTTTTTGTAGCTATTTCCATATTGTGTTTAAATCTATTTTCCGATGCATTGAAATCAACTTCCATTAATGCATTATCGGAACAGCCTGCCCATGAATCAATGCAATGGACTTCTATGTCCCATTGTCTTGCAAATTTGTTTATAAACCATGTCGTACTTC